ACTGATGATGCAAATAATGATGCAGATGGCAATCCACAAACTGCTTTTAGGTTTGGAGGACAAGAATTAGATATATCCGATTTGTCTAGTTTTACAAATTGGTCTAGTCTTGATGCTGCTAAAGTACAAGGTTGGGTAGAGGCTGCTTTAGGAGCAGATAGAGTTACAGAAATTAAGTCTCAATTAAGTGCACAAATAACAGAAAAAGTTACACCTACATCAGTCAAGAAAATATTAGGATAAAAATATGGAACAACAATACTTTGTAAACGTGCTTCAAATATTAGACGTAGCAACAGAAAGAGGTGCTTGGAAAGGTCCAGAAGTAGAAGCTATAGCTATGTTACGAAAACAAACTATGGATCAGATTAAGAGTTTAGCAGAAGCTTCTCAACAAGGAGAAGAACCTCAATTAGAATCTGTAACTAAGAAAATAAACGAAAAATAAAATAAAATGCCATTAGCTAGGTATACATTTAAGCCCGGCATTAATAGAGAAGGCACTTCATATAGCAATGAGGGTAATTGGTTTGATGCAGATAAGATAAGATTTCGTGCTGGTCGTCCTGAAAAAATTGGTGGTTGGGTAAAGAAAAGTGTAAATTCTTTTTTAGGCACGGCAAGAAAATTGCATCAATGGGTTGCTTTAGATACAGATAAATTTATTTCATTAGGAACTCATTTAAAATTATATATTTTAAAAGGTAATACTTTTCACGATATAACACCTATAAGAGCAACAACTACTAATGGTGTAACCTTTGCAGCTACTAATGGTAGTTCTACTATAACGGCTACTGATTCTAATCATGGTGCAAATAAAGGTGATTTTGTTACATTTGCAGAGGCAGTATCATTAGGTGGCAATATTACGGCTGCTGTATTAAATCAAGAATATGAAATAGCTAGTGTTACAAATGTAAATACATTTACGTTTACAGCCAAAGATACATCAGGTAATACAGTAACAGCTAATGCAAGTGACTCAGGTAATGGTGGTTCAGGTGTTGATGGACTATATCAAATAAATATAGGTTCTGATTTTTATACCAGTGGATTTGGTTTTGGATCAGGAACATGGGGTCAAAGTTCTTGGGGTGGGGGTATAAATAGTTTTTCGACACAACTTAGATTGTGGAGTATGGATAATTTTGGAGAAGATTTAGTTTCTAATCCGAGAGGCGGTAGTATTTATTATTGGGATAAAACAAATGGAGAAACTACAAGAGCAGTAGATTTTTCTACTTTATCAGGCGCATCAGATACACCAACTATTGCAAATCAAATATTAGTATCTGAAATAGATAGGCATATTATATGTATGGGTGCTAATCCAATAGGCAGTGCAACACAAGACCCTATGCAAATAAGATGGTCAGATCAAGAGAATGCAGCACAATGGACACCAAAAACAAATAATACTGCTGGTGGATTAAGATTATCTTCTGGTTCACAAATAATAGGAGCATTAAGAACAAGGCAAGAAATAGCTATATTTACTGATACAGCTTTATATTCAATGCAGTTTATAGGACCGCCTTTTATATTTGGAGTAAATTTAATTACTGAAGGTATAAGCATGGTGTCACCACAGGCATGTGTTAATGCAAATAATGTTGTGTATTTTATGGATCAAGATAATTTTTATATGTATTCTGGTACAGTTCAATCTTTACCATGCACAGTAAGAGCATACGTATTTGATGATTTCAATCTTGCACAATCATTTAAAGTTTTTGCTACGAGAAATGCACAATTTAATGAAGTGTCTTGGTTTTATTGTTCAGGCAGTTCAGATGAAATAGACAGATATGTAACTTATAATTATTTAGAACAAACATGGACAATAGGAACATTGCCTAGAACTTCTTGGATTGATGCTGGTGGTGCTTCTACAAATCCATTAGCAGCAGGAACAACTGGTACTACTGATAATTTTCTTTATGAACATGAAGTAGGTTCTAATGATGATGGTTCTGCTATGACTGCATTTGTTGAAAGTGCAGATTTTGATACAGGCGATGGAGATCAATTTATGTTTATAAAAAGATTAATACCTGATGTATCTTTTATAGGAACAGATACAGAGCCTCAACTAACTTACTCAATAAAAACTAGAGACTTTCCTTTAGGAAGTTTAAACACTGCAACAACTGCAACAGTTACTAATACTACTGGTGTAGCTTATGTAAGAGCAAGAGCCAGACAAATGCGTGTAAGAATAGAAAGCACAGACGCAGATAATAGCTGGAGACTAGGAGACACAAGATTTGATATAAAAGTGGATGGTAGAAGATGAGCGAAGTATTTAATGTAAACACTCCATTAGAAATACCACCTGAAGAATATAGTTCAGATTATATGCGCAGACTAATAAATCAACTGCGTTTAAACTTTGTGCAATTAGATTCACCTGATACTATAAGAGAGGTATCACAAGCATTTGATTGGTATATTTCATAATGGCAAATAGATATACAGAAGTACTAACAACATTAGCATCAACAAATGCAACAAGTGTTTACACAGTACCAGATAATAAGAGTGCCATAGTTAAGACATTAAGTGCTTATAACTCTGATGGTAGTAGTGCATATAGTTTAACAGTAGAGTTGACAGATACTAGCGAAAGTACGACAGTTACTTGGGATGTAGAATCAATAGCAACTAATACACGTAAAGGTTTTTTAACTAACGGAGAGGTGTTAGTTTTAGATGAATTAGATATAATAAAGCTGACTGCAAGTTCAGCGGATAAATTTCACATCGTAATAGGTGTGTTGGAAATAGATTAGGAGACCACTATGAGTAATTTTCCATTACAAAATGCAGCAGAGCAACTGTCTAAACAGGGGAGATATGGCGATACCATGATGGTACACATGAACCCCATAGAAGTAGATGCTTTAGCAAAACTATCACCAACAGGTCAGTTGACCATTAACCCACAAACAGGGCAACCAGAGGCGTTTCTGCCACTTTTAGGGTCATTGATTGCACCAACATTACTAGGCGGCACAGCGTTAGCAGGAACACTTGGAACAATAGGAGCATCTGCATTAGGTACAGGACTAGGTACTATTGCCGAGGGTGGTAGTCTTAAAGAAGGTATAACAGCTGGACTAACAGGCGCAATAACAGGTGGTTTATTAAAAGGATTTATGCCGGGTGCGCCTACAGAAATACCCGGAACTGAAGCTGTAACAGATGCAGCAGGACAAGTTACACAAGCAGCAGTGCCAGCGCAAAGTGTAGCTATGCCTGAAATAAATACTTTAGCAGATTTAAACGCAGCAACTACAGGAACATTAGGATTACCAGATGCTTCAATACCCACTTCTGGTGGATTCTTTAATCAAGTAGGAAGAAATTTAGGATTTACTCCGGGAGCAGGTGATGCAGCTATACAGGCTGGAGAAGGCATAAGTCAATCACAAGCTTTCCAATCACAGTTTTTACCAGCAGCAGCATCAGGATTGGTAGGTGAAATGTATGTACCAATGGATATGAATATGCCAGAAGAAAGAGACCCATTTGGAGAATATGAAGGTCCATACATGCCTACAGAACAAAGGACTATGATTCCGGGAAGTGGAGGCGATCCACTAAGTTCAGCCTTTGGTGGTGAGCAAATGCTTATAGGAGGTAATCCTTTTCCATCAGGACCTGAATTTAATGAAGGTGGTAAAGTAAGTAATCCTTTTGATTCTTTACCTGCAATGTCAGGTTTAGCATTAGCTGGCAATATGATGCAAGGAGGTAATTTTGGACTTTTACCTATGGCAATAGATCAATTCAGAGGTTCTGATGATAAAGAAACAAAAACTGAAATGGAAAATAAACGCCAAATGATAGGCACTGTTCCAGTAGATATGGTTGCAGGTATGGATGCTATGCAAGTACCTACAGATATGTTGAATAAAGGTGGTATGCCTTTGCAGAATCCTAGTAAAGCTGACCTTGATAATGATGGAGAGTTATCTTCATATGAAAGAACAAGAGGTAAAGCTATTGAAGCAAACATGAAAAACATGGGTGGTCTTATAAAGATGGCTAATGGTCGTACACCTGCACAAGCACAAATAGAAGAAAGCGCAGAAACTTTAGAGCGTAGAAGAATAGATGATGCTATAAGAAAACAAGTAGAAGAAACTATGTCAGCACCTATGATTGATCCAAGACTAGGTAGAATGGCTGATCCAATTAGTACACCTGTACAGAAAAGTTTAAACGATGTAATGACACCACAGCCTTTTCAAGCACCATCATTAGCAGAAATAAGAAATATGCAAAGTGCATCATTAGATAGAATGTTTGTACCAACAGACCCAGATAATTCAATAGACAGAGGCATGGCAACATTTAATAGACAATACAATCCTGTTGTTAGGGGAATAGAGGCAGTATCACCTGTCCTTACTAAAGGTGCTTTAGAACTGTATGAAGCTATAGACGAATATAGAAAAAGAGATAATTAATGGGAAACATTAAACGAGCAGGTAAAGGTGGAGGTTTTGATACCGGTCAATATGGTGGCTTTGATCCCTTTGCATCTATGCCTATTGGACCTGTAGGTGGTAGAACAGGATCAGGTAAAATTAAACAACCTTTTGGTGGATTTAATGATATTAGATCAATGCCACCTAGACCTTCCTTGCAACAACAATATGCAGGATTAAATCAAGGAGTGCGAGGATTCCAACCTTTAGGTATTAGAGGGTATACGCCACCGCCTATGTTTCAACCGCAACCAATTTATGGTGGTCCAGTAGAATTTAATCCATTTGGATATGGTTCTTTAGGAGGCAATCCTTTTTTACGTACACCACAATTACCAGAAATACCTTTTAATCCTCCTGTTGTAACTCCACAACCGGGAAGTCCTGATTATGTTATACCTGATGACATACAAGCTATTATTGATGGGTTTGAACCACAAATGGATTTAGAACCAGTACAAAGGCAAGAACCAGTTTATCAAACACAAGTAGTACAAGGTGGTAGAGATATAATAAATAGAATTGATCCTCCTGTTCAGACACAACCAACACCAGTAACACCTGCAATTCCATCAGTGCCTACTATACAAAATCAATATACAGCACCACAGATGCCT